TGTTTCCATATCTTTTTTAAGGTCATTTACGTCAAAACGTAGTTTTTCGATTTCACTCATTTTGCATTGTTTGTTCAAAAATACAAAAATATTCCTACCAAATTAATGATAGGAATAATTTTTTTAATCTTCTTTTTTTCCATCACTTGCAACCATCAATCCCAACGATATTGCAATGGTTGTAACTGCTCCTGCAATATCGGTTGTAATCCAACCCATATAAGTAGCAATTGTGATTGCAGAAGCTAAAACTCCCGCAAAAGTTGTTTTCCAATTCTTCATTTTTATTTTAGTTTTAATTAATAATTCAATTTAAAAGCGACTTCGCTCTCTCCAGCCAGCATCTAATAAATATGCAGTCGCTTATATTACAATTGCATCCGCCTGTATAAACATTTCGTCTAACTGCTCATTAGTCATTCCTAACACCTGTTGTAGCATGAGCACCGTTTGACTAGATCTCTCTACTGTCGTTCCAAACTGCCAAATGTATTTCGCTCCTGTCTTAGCAGGTTCGGGTAATTGTTCCATAGCTGTTTCTATCTGAGTTTCTAATTGTGATAGTTTCAATACAGTCCTAATTCTCCATAGTTGCACCTCTTGGGGTACTTCAAAATCAGGCATATTTAAGTACTGATATTTTTCTGGTATTTCATCATCTGATATCTCAAATAGATTTAGATATTTTGTAATTGAAATATGGTTCTCTAATGGCTCTTGAGCTATAACTATTCCGTAGTACTCTTGGCCAACTGTGTTAATTTGTCTTATGTGTCTCATTTTATATATAGTATTGTACGTGTATCCATCCGTTATTGTATGAAGAAGAACCTCTACCAACAAAAAATTCGTAACCTGTAAGTGCTAAATTTATTCTTATACCTGATGTGCCATTAGCAGGAGTAAATGCAGGCACTAACTTTCCAAAACCTAAACTTCCTGGTCCAAAAGTTATTATATCTCCAGCTGCATTATAAATAGATGGGTGTTGTGGTGTTTGTGGTATATCAGGTAAATTAGCAAATGGTATTGCAATACCTGAGCAACTACCAGTAGTTGTAAAATTTAGATTTATCCTAACAGTTACCAATTTTCCAATTTGAGACCATCTATAAGAATGTGTTTGCGTTCCTCCTGGCAACGTTCCTCCTGTTGCTGAAAATCCAGTTCCTGATAAAGACTGTTCTGCTACATCTTTATAAACTTGCTCAGTTGGTACTGCACTTGAAGCAGTATTATTAGCTAATATTGTATAAGCAGATTGCGAAGGTGTTGAACCAGTTACAGTCAAATTGCCACTACCCAAAACACTACTACCATTAATAGTTTTGATATTTGTGCCTGAAACTAAAATAGCTTGATAAAGAGCATCGGCTTTAGGTTTTAAATAATTTGTCCAAACATTTAGCCAACTTGTTTTTTTAGCTTTAGAACTGTCCGCACTATCGTCTGATACAACTTCGTCTGCATCTACTAACGTATTTTTAGCGGTCAATCCATTGATAAACGTTCCGAAAATAGTTTCAGTTAAAGTCGCTTGTTTTGCGTTCAATTGAGTTTGAATAGCACTTGTAACACCTTTTACATAAGATATTTCTGTTTGATTTGGATGTGTTCCTGTGTATAGTACTTCTAATTTACCATCGGCAGTTATTCCTGGTATTGTAGGAACAGAATCATAAGGAACTGATAATTTTATATTCGTTCCAAAAGTCTTAACTCCTGTAATAGTTTCATTTCCTGCTAAATGCATTACCGAACTATCGAGAGTTTCTATTTTATCCCTAACCGCATTTTTAGAAGGTGCAATAGTTGTAACACCATTCCATGTACCCTCATCATAAGCGGTATCTGAAACCTTACCGTCTGCAATAGCTTGAACTTGACCTGCCGTTTGGAAACCGCTAATCAAAGCATCAATAGCAGTCTTAGTATAGCCAATAACCCACGCTAAGCCACTTCTAACATAAGCATTGGCATTGTTTGGAGCATCTGAAATTCCTCCCCCACCTCCCGTTTGTTCAACCCATTCGGTATCATAGTTAGTGCCTGTTTTCTTGGCCAATACTTGCCCTGTCGTTCCACCGCTAGGCACTCCGAAACCTCGTTCACCCAATGGCGCAACCGTGATAATTCGTCTAATTACGTCTTGCGTTGTAGTTAGATTTACATTTTTTACTATTTGTGTAGCGGTTATTCTCATCTTGAAATATCTTGAATGATTTTAAAATAATCTGGGTCAAACGATTCAACAACGCCACTAGGGTATGTTATTTGCACATCAAATACATACGTCATAGCAGAAACATTAATTATTCTAGGCATCAAAATAAACTCCCCATTTTCAGGCGTTGGAATAGTTATAGTATCGTCATCAGTCTTAAACTCAAATATAACTGAACCGTTTGGATTGGTTCTAAATTGCGCTATAATTTCACATCCCGATAAATCTCTAGGCTCATAAACGTCACTGTCTATTTCCGTTTCATCTTCTATTTTGAACTTGAACCCATCCCAAGTATCGCCTTTTATGTGGTCCGCTATTAAATTTGCCATTTTATTATTTTATTAAGGTTTTAAAATCCAATCAAAAGCAACCGCACCTGTTAATCCTGTTACAAACACAACGTCAAAAGTCGTTGTTGTTTTGTTGTTTATGTAAAACATAACGGCTGATAATACGTTTGAAGGTGTTGCAGTTACTTTATATAAAGCATCCGCTTGGGTTGTTCCTATTGTTACTGTAAAAGTTGTTGTGGCTGTTCCTGTTGCTGAAAATGAACCTGCAATTGTTGTTGTTGGAACATCCATTTCCTTCCACTGTCCATCTTCTGCTACTATCATTTTAGTAGCCGTTGTAGAAGTTGGTAATGTTCCCTTGAACATCAATCCTATTTCATTAGCTATTAATGGGTCTGATGTTCTACCAAATTGATAGTTGTTGAATGATAATTTACTTTGAAGTAAACCTGTTATTTCCGTTAAATAATATTGTGATGAACCATTATCAAAAGTTAAATTTGATTGATTAGAACCATTATCAAAAGTTAAATTATATTGACCTGAAGTATTATCAAAAGTTAAATTATATTGATATGAACCATTATCAAAAGTTAAAATATGTTGACCTGAAGTATTATAAAAAGTTAAATTTGATTGATTAGAACCATTATCAAAAGTTAAATTATATTGACCTGAAGTATTATCAAAAGTTAAATTATATTGATATGAACCATTATCAAAAGTTAAATTATATTGACCTGAAGTATTATAAAAAGTTAAACTTGATTGATATGAATTATTATCAAAAGTTAAATTATATTGATATGAATTATTATCAAAAGTTAAATATTGTTGATATGAAGCATTATCAAAAGTTATATTCTGTTGACCTGAATGATCAAAAGTTAAATATTGTTGATATGAAGCATTATCAAAAGTTAAATATTGTTGATATGAATTATTATCAAAAGTTAAATATTGTTGATATGAAGCATTATCAAAAGTTAAAATATCTTGACCTGAATGATCAAAAGTTAAATATTGTTGATATGAAGCATTATCAAAAGTTATATTCTGTTGATAAGAACCATTATTAAAAGTTAAATATATTTGAAATGAACCTCTAAAATTAATATTTTCATTGTAAGAATTATTTATTATTTGATTCCCTATTCCTTTTGAAACAGCATAATCAAAAATATTTCCCCACATAAAAGCCTTAATTGGATTTATACCGATATTCCAATTAATCTCGTCATAATTAGTACTTACGATATTACTATTTAGTTCATTTCTATAAACAATATTATCATTAACATAATCATATTTAATCAAATCATAAGCTACATTATAGTCAGTATCATTGAATGCAATAACACTCCATTCAGCATCTAAAGTAAATAAATCAGTTGAAGCCCCAACATTTCCAGCTACGTTCTCCCAAGTCTTACCTCCCCAATGAACTTTATCACCAATAGAGTAAGTCCCTGCGCTTGTCCAAACTTCAAAGCCTGATACAGCCTGATTATATTTAGGATTGAAAAACTTACCATAACCATCTGTCGCTAAAATGTTATCATTGATAGCTTGTAAATAGATTGTACTACCTCCATATAAGGCAGTATCAACTCCTGTTATTTCATATACAGTTAAAGGCACTAAATCATTGCCTGATATTAATGTGTCTATTTCTGCTTTTGTTTTGGTTACTATGGTTGCACTTGCACTTATTATTTCTTCCCATCCTGCATCTTTTCTACCGTAAACAAGCCCGTCAATAGGTGCTTCATCGGTAATAAAATTTACTATATTAATATTTTTTCTAATAACTTCAAAATACCAACCGTTTATTTTAATTGTTCCTCCCCCGTCTGAAACCACATAAATCTCAGCAGGGAAATCTCTCGTGTCTTCGTTGGCTATATCAAATGAAACTTCCGCATTTGAATGAACTAATCCGCTTGTTTTCTTTTGAGAATCCATAAGGTCAAGTGTCCATTCATTACCGCTACCAATAGCCATATTTGCATAAAAACGATATGTTTGATTTGCCGTTCCTGTTGTTAAATTAGTGTCAATTCTTAAATGTACCAAATCCCCAACTGATAAAGCAGATAAATCAATTTGATTGTTTGTTTCGTCCCAAACAACACTAACTCCATAAGGAGCATTGGAAACGTTTGTTTGCGTTCCTTCTGCATCGTTCAATAATTTTAAAGGAACGTTTGCAACAACCGTTAAAGGAGTTGTTTGACTTGCTAAATCGGCATAATGAAACGACCCGACTGTATTTAAAAATTGATGTAAAGCATTGAAAACAGCATCTTCACTAGGTGCAAAATTAGTAACTCCTGAATTAATTGTTTGCGAAATTCCAATCTCCACAGGGTCTACATCAATCGGTATTTGAACAGCTATTTCCCAATGGTCAGAAAGCGACATTATAACGTTCAATTCCTCTGAACAAACTAAATCATCAAAACCGTTAATATTTAAAAAAGTACCTTTTCCACATAAAAAGAAACTTGGATTTTCTGGCACTTCTGGCAATTGTTGACCGTCAACAACTGCTAAAGGATAATAACCAACCGCCTCCGAAGTCCCTAAAACAGAAGCAATAAAATCACTTAATGATTGAATTGTTCCTTTTTTTAAAACCCCTGAAACTTCGTGCGGTATATTATCGGTTAAACTAAAAGGAGCTGAAGCTAATTGTTCAACTCTTATAGTACTAATTGCATTTGGATCTATCATAATTTCATTATTTTTAAAACACAAATATAAGGTTGCATATTGTTATGTGGTTGACCACTGCCGGCTGTAGTTGTACTTGTTTGAGTTGGAGATTGCACTGTATTAGTTCCTTGAATTTTGTTACCAATAGAGCCCGAGCCTATATTTTGAACATCAAACTTATGATTATGAATTGGCATTTCATCTTCTATTAAAGTATGAGTAACAGCTCCATCTGTATTACCTATAGAATAAGTTTGTAAAGCATCCATATCACAAGCAACCTCAACCAATCCCGTAAATGGAACGGTGCCATTATTACCGTTGCATATTGCAAACCCATCACATAATAATCTGCCTAATCCAGTTGCATCAAAATTAGTGTCAATATATTCCTGGTCAACGTATAAAGTTTTAACCTCATATTGCAAAGTACCAACGTTTAAACTTAATAAATCAACTAAATCTTGAACAGTACATTTAAAAAGTTCGTCAGTCAATTCATGCGCTATTATACTAGACAAAGTAGGCGTTGCAGGTGTTAATTCACCCGTTCTAATTGTAGTTATTTCTGCTGGATTAATAGCCATTATTTTGTTTTTATAATTAAATTATCATCTGGATTCGTGGTCAAAATAACATTAGGGTCTCCATTGTTTAAAACAGTTTCTCCTAAAGTTGTAGTCTTTGGCATACCAAAACCAACCATTGAACCGCTAAAACTTAAAAATTCATCTACGTTTGAAGTTTCAGAAAGTTCATTAATATAGCATTTTCCGTAATCTACAATAGGGAACACAATTCCTTGTATTTTCCAATCCAAAAGAATTTTATTTCTTTTTAATATCTTTAAACGGTCATAACTAGCTTCATTAAAATCTCCTCCATCGACTGTTGAATTTACTTGCAATCCATTAAAACCAATAGAATAAGATTGATTTACAGGTCTTGAAGTTGACCAACCGTCATTATCCCTTGTTGTTGTTGGTAACATTTCAGCACTTTCAGACAAGGTATTGCCAATTAAACAACCTACAGGAAGCCAAGAACCTTGCACTTTTACATATAAAATCCTATCTTCTCCGTTTGTAAATTCCATATTTCAAAGATATAAATTATTTTTAATTAATCTAAATAAAAATTACC